CCTAGCGAACTCCAGGATGTGCTTCACAAATGGAAGTATATCATGGAAGTAGAACTACCACGTCACTGGAAATGGATTATTGTTCCGATGGTGGTAGAAGCCGACGTCGCCCCGATTGATGCCTCATGGTTCGCGAAAGAACCATACGACATTAACTCCAAGGGGATCTGGGTTCCAAAAACAGCACTGTGAAGGATACTGCAATGGCAAACGATACTGAATTTGAATTGTACAAGAAATATCGTCCGACGAACTGGGATCAACTGGTAGGACAGGAAGGTGCATCGCGTCAACTGTCGGCAATGTTAACGAACAATAAGATCCCACGAACTATTCTCATTACGGGTCCATCCGGTTGTGGGAAGACTACCATTGCCCGCATCATCAAAGAGATGTTGGTGATCTCCGATCAGGACTATCAGGAGATCGATTGTGCGGACAATAACGGGATCGATATGGTCCGGGATATCAAACGCCGAATTCATGCCAGTCCCCTGAATGGCAAGTGGCGAATGTTCCTGCTGGACGAGTGCCATCAGTTAACAGCCGCCGCACAGGACTCGCTGTTGAAGGTGCTGGAAGACACCCCAAAGCATGTGATCTTTGTTCTGAATACTACGAATGCCCAGAAGCTGAAAGAGACCATCAAGACACGCTGCACCGACATACAGGTGAAGAGTTTCACGACAGACGGTCTGACGAAGATCATTCGACGTGTTTGCAAGAAAGAGAAGATCAACCTCAGTGACGACGTTCGTGACATGATCATTACTGCAAGTGATGGCAGTGCAAGGAAAGCCCTCGTCATCCTGCATCAGATACAGGATCTGGAAAACGAAGACGATCAGAAAGCGGCAATCCTCAAGAGTGATGTTCAGGCAGTGGGGATTGATCTTGCTCGTAAACTTATGGACCTGCGTTCCACATGGGGTGACATCGCAAAGGTTCTGAAGTCCATCGAGCAGGACGCTGAAGGGGTACGCCGTTGCGTTCTGGGGTATGCGTCTGCGATAATCCTGAACCAGAGCAAACCCAGCAAGATCAGTGCCAGGGCTGCGCTGGTGCTCGAAGCGTTCGAAAGCAACGTTTTTGATTCCGGCAAGGCGGGACTTGTACTTATGGCTTACAACGTTTTTGGAATTAAAAGTTAGCATCACTGCGACTATAAATAAAACACTTTTTCAGAAAGTCCGATATGGCAAAAGTCGCTAAAGAACCACGAAACATCTTCCGGATTGATCCCAATCGTCTGGACCGGGAATGTGTTCTGCACGTCGCAGACGTTCATAAACTGATGTGTCAACTGGCTGATGCAAAGCTCGCATTGGCTGAGGCTGAGCAGACCTACGTCGCTGTTAAGGCGGAACTGGATGCGAAAGTCCGGAAGAATCCTGAAAAGTTCAAACTGATGAAGATCACCGAAGTCGCTGTACAGAACGCAATGCGGAACAGCAGCGACTATCAGGAAGCAAAAGAACTCCGGGACAAGTGTTTGTACGACGTTGATATCATTCAGGCCGGAGTCACCGCGTTGAATCACAAACGCGATATGCTCAAGGGTCTGATCACATTATACAGCATGGACTACTACTCAGAAGTCACTGCTGATAGAGAGGAGATCGAATCGATCAATAAGACTGCTTCAAGGTCGAAGGGGGGTGTACGTTAGGAGTTCGTCATGTACTGGGAATTTTGGGTCGTTTTGGGGTTATCCCCACTGATTACTTATTTGAACTGCAGACTCGGCAAGTATGGTATTCTCGCCGGAGAAGCAGCATGGAATCGTTTCATAAGGTTTCGTCATGGCGAAAAAGAATAAAGCCAAAAAAGCCGAACGCCTGTCAATGAGGCAGCGTGCGGAAGAACACTCATCTGGGCAGGGTAAGGGTGCGTTGACGCTGCCTGACGGCATGAAGGTCGTCAAGATCAAAGCTACCTGCAACAAGCGATGGAGTATCATTCCGTTCATCGCAACGGAAGCCAATCCGGGAGCGTACAAATATGACCGTGTCGGTAAACTCTACGCCGAACGGACTTACTTCGCTCATGGTAACGTAGGACCAGAGCAGTCGCTTGTTCCGTGTCCATATCACAACACGAAGCACCTTTCGCCGAAGCACAGAATGCGATGTCCGATATGTGACCATCGCAACAAACTGCTTCAAGATCCAGACACAAGCGATGAACAGACAAAGGCGTTAGCAGTCAAGGAACGCCAGATCATGCTGATTCTCGACGAAGAGGATCGCGACAGCGGGATTCAGGTCTTCGACTACAGTTTCCACGGATTCGGGAAACTGCTGGATGCTCAGTTGAAAAACTTTGACCCGGATGACGAAGAGAACTTTTACGCCGACTTCGAAGGTGGGCAGGTTCTTCGTATTTCGTTCGAAGAAAAACCGACAGGCAATACCCGCCCATGGTTCCCGGCATCGTCGATCCTGTTCCGTGCAAGAAAAGAAGATCTGCCGGAAGAGGTGATCGAACACGAAATCGACGTGGATGCGATGATCGTCCTGCCATCCTATGAAGACTTGTCGGACATGTACTTCCAGACTTCGGCACCACCGAAGAAAAAGAAGTCCAAGGACGATGATGATGATGACGATGATGATGATGAGGAAGATGAAAAGCCAGCAAAAAAGTCATCCAAGAAGAAACCACCAGTCGATGATGACGACGAGGACGAAGATGACGATGATGATGATGACGAACCACCTAAAAACAAAAAGAAACAGGTGGAAAAGTCATCCAAGAAAAAGCGTCGGGATGATGACGATGACGATGATGATGATGATGACGATGTTCCATTCTAGTTCAGTGTGTGGCTGAACTTGTGTTTTGGTTGTACGATTTGTTCCAGTTGGGAAGTAAGTAACAATGGCGAAAATGACGTTGGCTCAGGCACTTGAATCTATCAAGAATCACGCAGATGCCCTCACTGTGCTGATTGAACATCTGAATCTTCCGGCAAAGGGTGCTGCGGCACCTTCGAAGAAGGGTAAGCCGCCAGTGGATGAAGACGAAGATGACGATGATGAGGACGACGAAGACGATGACGATGATGACGAAGATGAAAAGCCCGCAAAGAAATCTTCAAAGAAGTCACCACCAAAGGCAGCGAGCAAGAGCACGGCCAAAGGTGGCAAGGTAGTCCCAGTCGATGACGACGAGGACGAAGATGACGATGATGATGATGATGAAGACGATGATGATGAAGACGAGAAGCCAGCAAAAAAGTCTGCCAAAGCTGCGGCGAAGGGTTCCGGCAAATCATCGGGGGGCAAATCTTCTGCGAAGGCTGCCAAGACTACGGACGAGGACGACGAAGACGATGATGACGACGACGATGATGATGACGAGGACTTCAAGAAAGCCTTCAGCAAGAAAAAGGACAAGAAGTAGTTCTCTCTGATCACGGTTGACGATTCGCTTGTGTAACTCAGAAGCTGGGTGGACTTAACGGTTCACCCAGCTTTTTCGGTGAACTATGAAAACAGAAAGATTACTCAGCTTTATGAAAACGAAGTCGCCCAAGTATGTGTTCGATCCGGAAAACTTCCTGAGCAGTGCATCGACACTTCTCAACTGCAGTCTGACAGACAATCCCTTTTGTGCGTATGAGAAAGGGAAGTACTATTTCTTCGTGGGCGATTCTCAATCCGGTAAGTCGTTTTTTACGATGTGTGCATTTGCTGAAGCATCCATCGACCCCGCATTCGACGACTACACATTCATCCACGACAACACAGAAGACGGTGTACTGTTTGATGTTGATCGTTACTTCGGGAAGAAAGTAGCGAAAAGACTACGGGCACCAGCAGTCGATGAAAACGGTGAGCCGTGTTGCTCAGCCTACATCGAAGACTTCTACAAACATGCGAAGGCTGCATTCCGCAGGGGTCCAACGATTTACATTCTCGACAGCATCGATGCCCTGACTTCCCGACAGGAAGAAAAGAAAGAAGAGGCACAGGAGAAGGAAGCTGCGGCAGGAAAGAAAGTTACCGGGGAGATGTCGGATGGGAAGGCGAAGATCAACAGCAAGAAACTTCGCAGTTTGATCAGACCCATGAAACAGAGCGGTTCCATTCTGATCATCGTTGTGCAGACTCGCGACAACCTTGGAATGACGTTCAGCGAGAAGACTCGCTCCGGTGGACGTGCGTTGAAGTTCTACGCGACATCTGAAATCTGGACGAGTGTAATCAAAACACTCACCAAAGAAGTTCGTGGTAAGAAGCGAAAGTACGGAATCATTACCCGGATGGACGTAAAGAAAAACCGTCACACAGACTTCGTGGGACAGGCTGATATCCCCATCATAGCTGGATACGGATTCGACGACATTGGTGGGTGTGTTGACTGGTTGGTCGAGAATGAACACTGGAACAAAGGAAAAAAGATCACAGCACCAGAGTTCAGCGAGGTTCCGCTCGGACGCGAGAAACTGATTCAGACGATTGAGGAAACAAAGAACGGTCACTACCGTCTGCAGGAACTGGTCGGGGAAGTTTGGAATGAACTGCGTGAGTCTTTGAAACCGAAAAGGAAACCTCGCTATGAGTAATCGCTGGATCGTGTGTGACGTCAACTATCTTTGCTGGCGGAACTATCATAGCGGAATGCGAGATCTAACTCATCACGATATCCCCACTGGTGTGATGTTTGGATTGCTTCGGGACATTGGAACATTCCAGCAGGAGTTCTCGACAACTAACATCGCTTTCTGTTTCGATGGACTGGAATCAAAACGAAAGGAAATCTATTCCGGTTACAAAGCGAATCGAGAAAAGAAGAAATCGGAAATGTCTGAAGATGATCGGCTGAAGTACATTCAAATGATCAAACAGATCAAACGACTTCAAACGCAAACCCTGCCGGACATGGGGTTCCGGAATCTATTCGCTGAGTCAGGGTATGAGGCAGATGATCTGATAGCGTCGTTTGTCCAGACGCACAGCGACACGGAATGTATTATCGTGTCGGCAGACCATGACCTATACCAATGCCTGACAAAGCGTGTCTCGTTGTGGAATCCCACCAGACGGGAAATCTATCGGGTTGAGGATTACTTAGCGGACTGGCGTTTATCCGTGCGTCAGTGGCGTATGGTAAAAGCTATCGCGGGGTGTTCTTCGGACGATATACCGGGCGCACCGGGGATTGGAGAAAAGACAGCAGCGAAGTTCCTGCGTGGGGAAATGAAACCATCGGGGAAGCAATATGAATCGATCATGGAGTCCGAGAAGACTATACGACGTAATCTGAAACTTGTTACTCTGCCGCTACCGGGAACTCCGCGATGCGAATCAACCACGGATCAGGTTGATCGCAAAAAGTGGAATAAGGCTGTCCGGGATTTAGGGATGAATTCTTTAACGCGAGCAGAACCGAGGTTCAGAGATGGCTAAGAATACGAAGGCTAAAGGCGGAGCGTACGAACGGGAGATCTGTAAACAGTTGTCGCTTTGGTGGTCGCATGGGAAAGATGATGATATCTTCTGGCGTACCGCTTCATCTGGTGGTCGAGCTACCCAGCGAAGTAAAAAGGGGAAGACCACTTTTGGAAACCACGGCGACATACAGGCATCGAACCCAATCGGACAGCCGCTGATAGATCGTATCGCCATCGAGATTAAACGCGGGTACAGCAAAGCACAGGTCGGCGATCTGGTTGATGCTGCTGCTGCACCGAAGTCATCTGACTTTCTGGGTTTCATTGAACAAGCCCATCGCTCTGCAAAGGAAGCGGGGGTTCCGTACTGGATGATTATTCACAAAAGAGACCGCCGGGAAGCCATGGTGTACATGCCGTATTCGCTTTGGTCTGCCGGAATAAATTCCGAAAAATTTAAGTATTTCTTTGGAGCAAAGTTACCATCACTGCGACTATATGGGGGTTGGATATTCGGAGTCCGGCTGAACACTTTTCTCAAAAAGGTAAATCCAGATGACGTCAAAAACCTTTAAGCACAGAGTCATCGGCGGCAACTGCGACGGAAGTTTGCTGGAGTCTACCACCAAACCGAAACAGAGAGAAGAGTTTCGAGCCGGTCACGATCTTTATGAATTCAGGCGAGGTGCCTGGAGATTTCAAAAAGTCTTACTGGGAAAGTTCAATGAAACTCAAAGTCGGTGACGTTATCAATTTCGTTGTGGACATTTCATGTACGTCAGACGAATGCTGGAGAACCATTCAGACCACAATCGTCGCACTGGACTTCGACAGCGACGGCCTACTGGATGGTATCATGTGCAACAAGACGAACTCGTGGCAT